CCATCGGCAAACAGGCCGATCTCGAAGGTGCTGCTGTTGTTCGTGCCGTACTCGTTCACGCCGTACCAGCCGAAGAGGATCGAGCCGTCGTCGCGGCGATAATATGGATTGCCGGTGTAGCTAATCAGGTCGGACCAATAGGCGTATATCGTATTGCGCTGCGCCAGTTCGATGGGCTGACCGTTACAGCACAGATGCGCGCCGCTCTGGAACGACACGAAGCCATTGGATGACACCCACGCGTCTGTGAACGTCTGGCCCCAATATTCAAACTCAAAGCCAAGAGATACGTTCCGCGTGCCGTCATCGCCCAGATTGAGAGGCGTCATTGTGGTGGGCGCGCCGTTTATTTGCGGGGGGATTAAGGCAGGCTCATAGGTCTGCGCACACAGAGGCGTCGCGCAAGTCAGCAGGAGGGCCGCCTGCAAGACGTATGTCTTAATCCTTAGCAGGACGAAGCTCGACGTTCTCGGTCCACGCGGCGCGGGCTTCCTCTCCGATCAAACCCATGAACGGGCAGGGCGTACCGGCCATCTCCATCGCGCCGAATACGCGGGGATCTTGGCACAGGAGGCTCACGGCGGCGACGCGCATACCCATGTCGTACAGGGTCTTCGATAGCTTCATCCGCTCGCAGTTTTGATCGCGCACAGTACGTCCAGCCGAGAGGCCAATAATCTGCGTCTGCACTGCGCCCGACTGTCCGGTGGTGCAGAGGTCTTGGCTATAGGACATCATCGACGGCGCGATGGCGCTGGGTGGTGGCGACTTGATATTCTGGTCGATAACCTGACGATTAACGCTCTCGCTGTAGCTTTTGCTGTCGGAGACGTTGACGTTGTTGTTCTGATTGACGTTGCGGTTATCGCTGCTTGTCGTCTGGTTAATCGTGCTGGTGTCGTTGTTCGTGTTGTTCGTGTTGACGGTGCTGTTGACCGTCTGATTTACGGTGCTGTTGCTGACATCCGTATTAAAATTGCGGTTCGTATTTTCGGATGTGCTGGCGTTGGTGTTCTGGTTAATGTTCGTCATCGTGCCAGAATTTATGTTCGTATTCTGGTTGATGTTGGTCATCGTGCCAGTGTTCTGATTTATGTTGGTGTTGGTTGACGAACTGACGTTGTTATTGTTGTTCGTGTTCAGCGACGTGCTGGTGCTGGCGTTCACGTTGTTGTTCGTGTTGACCGACGTGCTCGTGCTTGCATTCACGTTGTTGTTATTGTTGGTGTTTACCGACGTGCTGGCAGACGTGTTGTTGTTGTTATTCGTGTTCGTCGATGTGCTGGTCGAATTGTTGTTGTTCGTGTTGGTGGACGTATTGGTGTTGTCCGATGTGCTGGTCGTTGTCGTGGTGTACACGTACTCCGTTGGGGCCACAGACACCGGCGCGGTCTGCGCAAGCGCCACGCTACACCAGCCGAGAGACACAAGAACCCAATACCTTTTATTCATCACCGATCCGCCTTGTTGTCCAGTTTATCCTCAATGCGTCGGAGGTGCATCATTACCTCGTCAAACTTTTTATCGATGGCGTTGAATTTCTCGTCTCCAAAGCCGAGGCGCGCCTCAAGCAGCGTCAGCTTATTGGTAAGATTAACCCAGACGGTTATCAAAGCCCCTATAAAGCTCAAGGCGGTGATGACGAAGCCGAGAATGGTGAAGAGGGTGCCGGTATCCATCATCTGAGGTTCCGCAGCTTGTAGATTGCGGAGAGATATACGCTTGTTACAGCGTCAATAAGATTCGCAACGGCGCGGTTGCCTTTGCAGATTTTCTCATGATTAGCTTCAATCCATGCGGCGTCGGATTCTAGGCACTTCAGTATATCCTTCTCCATTTCACCGGGAACGGGGATAGCTCCAATCAGTTCATATGCACCTTGATAAGCCTCAACCAGAGGGTCAATCGCATCGATTACGCCATCGTAAAACTCGCCCAAAGCCATATGTTTGGCAAAGCTGCCGTCTCCCTTGGCGCGCCAGTGAGCAAAGTGAGCAAGGTTGCGGGCGTAAAATACGCGGCTGATAAGCTGCTCAATCATTATGCGATTCGCTCAGATGCCAGTATTATCGATGGAATAGCCGGAGCAATTGCTCCAGCTGCCGTAAAATCTAAGGTGACATTTACATTCTCAGGCAGCCACATGATTTCAATGTATTGACCTGCAGTGACTTGCTCATAGATCACGATCTGAAAAAATTGAGCCCCACCATCTGCAGCCTTAGGTATACTTGTAACCGTGGCAGAGTTTGCAATGTCTGTCCCGTTTTTGCGGAACCAAATTGTAGCGTCGTGGTCGTTCGTGTCGGTGTTCTTAAACTGAATGCTTGGCGCAAGCATGTAAGTCCCAGCGGCAGCGAATGTAATCCGCGTTGGATCTCCGCTTCCGTTATTCGCAATGGTTATGCCTGAGCTAAAAGATGTTGATGCAAGTTTTATCGCAGTGGCAGCCGAAACGCTGCCAGTTTGATCTGTGCTATCATACGCAGAAATGTAAGCCCGGCCAGCCACATCCGCATAAGGGATTGTCGCAGCCGCCGACATTGCTGATGTTCCGCTGCCCTTCACATATCCAGTGAGAGTGGTTGCCCCAGTGCCGCCATTGGCGACGCCCAGTGTGCCACTGAACGTGTTCGCAATCGATGTAGCGGTTGCCTTAGCACTGCTGCCAGATTGCACGACTTCCAGCAGCTCGTTGCCGCTGAGTGGAGTTGTGGCCGCCGTAAGGTCCGTAATCTTCTTGTTTGCCATTATCTTAATCCATACCTAATATTAAGGAGGACCGATTCAATATCGGCTACTTCCGTCTGCGCGTTTGTAACTGCATCCTGAGAATCAGGACGTGGGTTTCTTAGAGGAACTGGATCAGGACGCAGAAGCAAGCGGCTGAAATATGGCTGAGGCACATCATCGCAGGACGCGCATACTTGCAGGCTTAGGCCCACAGGAGTTGAGCCGCCACGATAGTCTTGCTTCTGACGCAGCTCCGTGTGCTGAACCATAAAGCCGCAGCCGTCACATATCGCAAGACCCTGCGGCGACTTTACGGCAAACTTCGGTTGCGTCCGATGTTTTTTACCGCGTCCGAATCCGTACTGCATTAGTAGCCCCAAGGATTAATGGTGATACGAAGCGGAACCTTTTCGCGATCTTCGGCTGCGGCGCGTTCGTATGAACTATCCGCTAAACCCTGAAGGAAGCTAAGTCGATCCGGCGCAAACTTCACCGCGAGCTTAGCGGCAAGGCCGGCGGCAATAGCCTCCATCCAACGGTTTGGCGCATCCATGCTATCAGTGAAGTCACCGGCATCCTCTTGGATTTTCATGCGGTGATAAAATAGCGTAACGCCAGCATCCTGCGGAGCTTGCCAAATATACAGGCGTGGAGTGATGGTGCGTTGGAAATAGTATTGGAAAGGGCGCTGGCCAAGCTGCGCCTTGTTTGGAATAGCGTCGTATTCCGCCCGACTAATCGGCGACATCATCAGGTCAGTGTTTATGCCACCAGATGTGGTGCGCGTGTACACCTGAAGGATTGAAACCGTGCGCGGCTCAAGTTCGTAATACAGTGTGCCGGGAGTCAGAGTGATGCTCTGGAGATCCACAGCCCACAGGTTTGGGCCGTTGTTGGCCCAGTCGGAGAACATGTAATTAATGGAGCGGCGCGCACTATCGATGTCATTGGACGCAAGCGTAGACGGAAGCCGACCGACGCGCTCATACGCCTCAGTGATGATATCAATCTGTTCGGTGTCACCGAATGTATATTGTCCGCTACTGCTCATCTGAACCTCGCCGTTTTCTTAGCGATGGATTTGGGCTGAGCAACAAATTGCTTTCCAGCCTTCTTACCTTCGCGCTTGGCTTTGGTTGTAGCAGCATATTCTGCAGGCGTCAGCGATTTAATTGCGGCCTGAGGCAGATAACGCTCACCAGTCTTGCTGGAGGGCTTGCCGGACTTTGTGGACCACTTCTGATCCGTCCAATCCTTGAGAGACTGCTGAGGCTTTCTAATCGGCATAGCCACCACCTTTGGCCTTATACTGCTTGGCTAAGAGCTGCGCCTTACGGGCTGACCATTTTCCAGCGCCAGTACCTTGGGTTTCACGCGCCTTGATGCTGTTAAAGAGCCGCTTGCGGAGGTCTGGCTTCGTATAGTTGCCAGCCTCGTTCACACGCGACTCTTTACGCCCACGCATTACTTCTTGCTCTTAACCGGCGCTTCTTCAGCTGCTGGAGCTTCTTTAGCGACAGGAGCTTCTTCAGCTACGGGAGCTTCTTCAGCGGCAGGAGCCTCTTCAACGACGGGAGCTTCCTCAACGACAGCGGCCTCAGCAGCAGGTTCAGGCGCATCCTTAAAGCCGAGCATCATTTCAAGCGACTCTTCAGTCACCTTTTCCCAATCTTCTTGAGAAAGGCTGATTTCCTGCTGGTCACCATTTGCGTTTGTGTATCTACGAAGAATCATAATAAACTCCTATCAGGCGTAAGTTTTGATCATCTCAAGGATGATGCTGTATGTATCGCCGGACGAAGCGCCGACGGTTGTGAAAAGAATGTCGCCAGTCTTACCCGTGCCGGCATTGTTGCCCAGAATAGCTGTGTCATCAAAGTTCAGGGTGTACATGCCCGGAGCAAGAATAACCGCGCTCACGTCAGTATCTGCATCCCACAGGAGGTTAACCGACATGCCGTTAACCATCGCTGTAATCCGACGAATTGAAACGGCAGAGCATGCCTTTCCGACATTGTTCGCAGTCAAAGCTGATACATCAACCTTGAGAACAGCGCTCTCACCCGTGCCATCGGACACGTTATTGAACTTCATGACAGCTTGGCTTTCGCCGTCAAATAGAGTCTGGGAATTAACTGCGTCAGCCATTATTTCATTCCTTTAAGTGTCATAGCGAGGCGAGCGCGCTGGCCCATTTTGCCGGGCTTCTTGGCTGCTGCCTCCAGCTTTCCTGCAGGGATTGGCTTGCCAGCTTTAGCGCCAAGCGCTTTACGAAGTGCGCCGGGCTTTTTAATAGCTTCGGCGATGAAATTCTTTTTTCCACGCATGTCAACAGTTCCACGCTTTACGGGCCAGCCGAAGCCGTGACTTCGGATCTTTGGCGGCCTCAGGGTACATCTTCATTTGTCCGGCAGAGCGCGCACAGAAACTATCCCTGCGCTTTCCACCTTCCGGCTGCGGACGCTTAAGGTTCGATCCAGTGGCTGCATTATACGCCTTACGACCAGCCTCGTTGAGACCGCCCTTAGGGTTCTTATGCTTCGCCTTAAACTGAAAGTCCTTCTTCGCCCGCATCACCGTCTCCATGTAACTAGGGCGACCCGAAGGCCGCCCCAATCATTAGGCTTGTGTCACGCCATAGAGGCCGGTCACTGAGTCTGGATTTTCAATGAACATCCAAACAGTCAGTTGCTTCGAGCCATCAGCTGCGTCTGGAACCGCGTAGGTTCCGCGAACGTCGCCAGTAGTGGTGGTCGCGGGGTCCGTCGTTACAGCTGCCACAAACGTGCCGGTCGTAACAAATGCGCTATTCCAAGCGGTCAAGCAGTAGTTACGGCTATCCGAGCGGAAAGGCAGCCCAAACACATCACCAGTACCAACGAAGAAATCGGTGGCTGCAGCCGAAGCCGCTACGCTAGTGATTGTCTTGAATGCCTTCTTGCCAGCAACAGCAGTCGTGCCATTCAGGGTGATAGCTTCCGACATCGGAACGCCATAAACGTCCGTACCAGTAACCGTCAGAACAGCAGTAGCCGCACCGGCAGCGTCAACAATGACGTTGCGAGGAACGTCGAGGGTTACAACGCCACTGGATGCCAAAGCACCGTTGATCAGGGCATTGCCTGCCGCAGCAAGCGTCTGCTGAGCGCAGATGCCATCTGCATCCAAAGCCACCGGAGTAACGTCATAGACGAACATCGGAGACATGGGAGCACCCGGAATCGGAGCGGCCCCATTGAGGCTGAAACTACGCCCAACCCGGACACCATCAGAGAAGTGAGTCATGAATTTTCTCCATAGTTAGGGGGTGACGGATGCCACCCCCTGAGTCCGATTAGGAAGCGCCCTGTGAACCCCAGCCTGCGCGGAAGTTCGAGCAGCCGAACGAATAACGCTCAATGGCTTTCGCCTTGAGGTTGTCGGTGTCGAAGTCCGTGTAGACATCGGTTTCGAGAGCTTCACGCTCATAGTGCTTGAAGCCGTTTGGAGCGTCGGTGAGCAAGAACCACGAGTTCGTGTCCGTCAAGAACATGTTGACGCGATGACCCTGCGGAACCGCCGAGTTGTTATAGATCGCGTTGATGTCGTTGTTCGCCGTATCGACGCGGAACTGCGATTGCAGCAAGCGAGTCGCGGTCCACTGCAGTTCGGCTGGAACGATGAGCTTCGTAGGCTTCGTCATGATGCGGAGGCCCGCAGCATCACGGAAGCGCTGAACGCCAACGATGGCATCCTGAAGCGACGTTTCGTTCAAGTCAGCTTGCACCGAGAAGGTGTTGGCAACCGTGCCGTTTTCGATGGGGTGAGCCGTCGAGAACAGTGGCTGGCCGTCACCAATTGGGAAGTTCGACGAGAAGCCGTTGTTCAAAACGGATGCGCCGAGAACTTCTTTGGTCTGTTCCATCGACTGACGAAGAGCCTTCGCCTGCAGTGGGAACGACGATTGGTACAAGTTGTCCTTGATCGCCTGACGGGTGATGATGAAACCAATGCTGGTGTAACGGTTTACATAGTTCGTTACATAGCGCTGACCCATTTCGCCGTAAGCGGTCGAGGCACCTTCTGCCTTGATTTGCGCCAAGCCAAGCAGCTTGACTTCGACTTCGATTTCAACAGCCTTATCGGATGTGTGCTTCTCGAAGATTTCCGACCACTGACCGGGGTACATCGGGTAGTCGCCGAAAACGGCGGCCAAACCGGGCCGGAGCAGATCGCGGATTGCGGTTGTATTAATAGCCATTTTAAATTCTCCCTACTGGCGTATCAGAGGCCGGTCACGCCACCTTTATACAGGTGGTTGTTGAAGACAACGAGCCAGTTAGCAAAAGCGCCAACAGCGTTACCCGGAGTCGGGTCAAGCTGGAGGATTTTGCAGTTCAGCGTGCTCGTGTCGGCTTCCGACGCATTGTTGATCGAAACGGCGGATGAGCCCGTCGAAGTCGAACCAGCAGTGTACAAGAAGTTGATGTTCAAACCACGGTCGGCCAGAGCAAGCGGAGTGCCTGCAGCGCCGGAAGCGTTGGTTTCTTGAACCGAGAACACTGTGTTCGGATCGTCAATCACGAGTGCTTCAACGGCAGAGCCGGTGAGAACGCCCGGGTTGCCCGGCCAGTAGTTCATGAACTTTACGACGCCAGTGCTGTCGGTGTACTTAACACCCCAGAACACGCCAACGCAGGTTGCGCCAGCAGTGCCAACTTCGAGGTAGCCAGACGAGCCGATGGTGACAGGATCGCCACGGAAAATGGCAGTCGCGTAGGTGGTAACAATCTGATAAGGATTTGTCGCGCCAGTCCAAGCAGATCCATCAAGTTTCTTGACGGGCTGAAAACCATTAGGCGCATTCGTTCCGTAAGACATACGGTTTCTCCATGCTAAAATGAATGATTCGGCTTTAACCTGCCTGCTAGGTACCGCGATACGTGACGCGATATCGAATCGGCTACCCGCCGTAGGAGTGGGTACGTGACCACTATCGAGGTGCAGGATACGTGACCTGCGTCGAGGACATCAGAAATAACTTAATTCAATACCTACGTCAACAGCATAAAAAAACCCCCACCCAGTTGCCCGGGCAGGGGAAGTTCCCACAGCGCGTATCAGTGCACTGTGGCCGGAGATTAATCCTTAAACGACGTGACGCGCTCGAACGATACGCCGCTGTCTTTGTCCTCGAAGCGCGGAAGGTTCGGATCGCTCTGACCAGTCCATGCCACGTCCTGTAGGGTTTCGATGTTTTCCAGATCGCGATCTTCGTTGCGCTCATTAACGTCCCGCGTCGGGCATTCGCAGAGCATTAGACCGCCGCGACGGATTACCTGCACTTGCAAGCCTTCGTAGCCGGGAAGCGGAGGAGGGACCATCTCAGGGTGGCGTGACGCAGGAACTGGAGCCCAGCCCTTGATCATGCGATCCGTCATGTTGTCTGGATCGGGTTCGTTGAGGGTTGATTCGCGAACCCAAGCATAGGTCATGCCCAAAGGAATTTTATCCTTTGGAACATATAGCTTGGATTGGAAGTGCGTCTCAGGCCGCTTGCGCATGCTTGATTCGCGTGATTCTGCTGCTCGGCTCTGCGAGACTCTTGATGCTCGTGCCATTATTAAGATCCTTTACTCTGTTTTATCATGTGAACTGCGTAATATTTTTCCGCCTCAAGATCGGTCATGCGACCTCCCTTCTGATTGCGAATAGCCCCAGACTGGGCCAACTGGTGCGCCATGCGACGCTGATCGGCTGTTAGTCGTATGGTCTTGGCGCTTTTGCCTTGCTGGTTTGGCGCGCTGCGCTGGACAGGGGCAACATTAGATTCACGAGACATCGGTGGAGTTCTCTTGCTTGGGGTTGATACGGCTGAGAATGCGTCAGGGTATTCCTTACGCATGTGACGGTCGATTTCCGTAAAGTAATCAACGCCACCGATTTCGTCGTCACGTCCCTCAGAACGATACCGACGCTCGATGCGGCGTGCATACAGCGTTGCCTCTTCGTGCATCTCAGGATCGAACTCAGGGGACTGTGGCTGGAACCACTCGTTCTTCTGAATCCATCCCGCTGTACGAGGCTCCAGTGAAGGCTGGGGCTGAGATTTTGGTTGAGCTTGCTTTTGCACCTCTGGTGCAGAAACCTTCTGCTCAGCTTCCCAGTTCTCAACGCCGGCCAGATCATTCTGCAGTTTGTAGTAAATGCTCTGCAGCTCAACAATCTGTTCGCTGTCGCCCATAGAATGCGCATCCATGAGCTTCTGCTTGACCGCACCAGCCTCGTTGATGAGGTTGTTCTTGTAGTGCGTCATCATGGCGAAGTCAGATTGCTGACGCATCTGGGCTTCGTTCTGCAGGCGAGACTCAGCTTCCTGCGCACGGCGCTCAGCGTCAGCGGCCTTGCGGGCCAGCTCAGCTATGCGCTTGTCAGGTGAACGCTTCCGCTTAGGAGCCTCTTCTTCAGGCTCTTCTTCGGGCTCTTCTTCTTCCTCAGGCTCTTCTTCCTCAACGGTTTCTTCGGATTCTTCTTCCTCGTAATCCGCGAGGCTCTCACCAAGATCGTCTTCGGTTATCTCGATTTCGATGTCTTCGGTGGGGCCATCTTCCGTCAACGGAAGTTCTGGAATTTCGTTTTCTTCATCCATGCTCTATTCCTTAATAATTATTAGCAGCCTTGCCTGATTCGACATCTTCTGGGCCAGTGATAACCGCCATAACGCGATCATCAGGCAGAAGCGCCATTGCAACGCCGCGATAAGAAACCATTGTCGATTCATAGCGTGGGATCAGGATCCAGTCCCCGACCTTGCACCAAGGCCCAGAGCGTTCGAACTTCTCACCCTGATAGGCTTCCGGTCCAACAGCGCATACCAAAGCCGAAACCGATGAGAACTTATCTTCAGCGCGAACCGTGTCAGGCAGGTAAAGCGTCACTTCCGTGCCGTCTTCCTTCTTGATCGTCTTCAGCTCTTCAGGGCGGATGTAAATTTTTACAGCCACAAGATACCCAGCTGGGCGCATATCAAACGGCTGACCCGTCATCTCCACAAAATGCCCGTCTATGAATTGCTTCGCAAGCTCTTCTTCATGCGGCTCAATGTTACTCATGCTCATCAGTAATGACTCCTTGTTTTTTGTTCCGGTATTTTATCATCGTCAGGCTGCATCATACGTTTATACTCGTCGGCAATGACCTGAATTGCAGCTGTATAGCCACGCACCAACGCATTCCCCTCCAGAACCTGAAGGGCAATCTCTTCCGCCGTCGATGCCGGGAAGTATTTCTCCCCTTGGCTGGACGGCCTAAAACGTGCATTTAATGAGTATTCGGTGGCGCGATCTCGCAGCTCACTGATACGCTCAACCGCTCTGCGGCTTAGTTCCTCTGCGCTCAACTTTTTTCTCCGGTAGTTTTTTATATGTTATCCCGCGATCTTTCGCGTGGAATTCTTTTGCGACTTTCGTCGGTATACCAACCTTCTTTGCAAAGGCCGGGTTGGCCGAAGCGGCGGCCATTAATCTGAACTGCCGCTTCGACCGACTTGGCATTAGTAGGACGACCCCAGACCAGTCTTAGGCTTCACAGGCTGGAGCATCTTTCCGGATGGGGACATCATGCCCTTGCGGACCTTTCCGACCCCACCCTTGGCTTTCTTTACAGGCTTGCCGCCCATGTTCATGCCGCCCATTTCTGTGGCCAGCTTGCGCGCAGTATCAGCAGACGTTTGGACTTTTCCCCCAGCCGCCTTCTTGATTATGTCGCCGTAAGCCTTGACTGAGCAGCCGCCCTTCACTTGCACATGCCTTTGCGGGTTTTGCCAGCGCCACCAACTGCACGCTTGACCGGCTTCATCATCTCGCCGTCCATTTTCTTGGCAGCCTTTTTCGGCGTACCAATAGCGATCATAACAGCGAGGCCGTCTTTCTTCGCCTTGCCGCCGTCTTTCTTCGCCTTGCCACCATCCTTATAACGACCGCCTTCAATATCGGCAGCGCGATTGCCACGGGTAATTGCTGCAGCCTGTTCCTTCGTAGGCTTCATCTTCGCATACTCTTCGCGACGTTTGCGATCTGCTTCACGCTCAGCTGCAGTCGGCTGAGGAGGCATGTTTTTCTTCACAGCACCGCCAACCTTATAGGTCGGGATAG